GACCAGCAGCCACGGCAGCAGCTACAGCTTGGCGGCGAGCTTCGGCATACGTGCCGGAGAACCAGAGAACGTCCTTGATGTTGGGGTTTTTGCAGAACCCGAAAGCCCAAGCACCGCGACCTTTAGGTTCGTGACCATACGAGAAGTAATACTCGGAGGTATTAACGCTGATTTGATTTTTTTTGAGAGTTGCCATAATTTTCAAGTTTTAAGAGGTTCAAGTTCAAACACGCAGCAAAGTTACGTGAAGTATTTTGATTATACTTCATCTTTTGAAAAAAAAATCAACTGAACAGGTTATTTTTAACTCTTTTCTGCTTTTCACGCCCGATATGCTAAAAAACATATTTTCCAAATATTTGCTGGAAAAAATTTATTTTTCGTGATTACAATGTAAGCATTTACAGAAAAAAGACCTATCTTTGTAACCATAAACCGAACAGTTTCAAAACTTAAGACAATGAGAAAAGAAATACTCGACGCACTGAAAGCCAAATTTCCGGGGGTCAGTGAGAGCATCCTCGGCAGGATTGCAGACAAGCTCAGCAAGACTGCAACAACCGCAGAACAGGTCAAGACCGCTGTAGAGGGAGTGACCATTCAGCAAGTTATCGAAAGCTACGGAGACAGCCGCGCAACGGAAGCCTCCAGCACAGCAGTCCACAACTACGAGACCAAGCATGGTCTCCGCGACGGACAGAAAATCGATGACCCCACCAATCAAGGGGGCGCAGCCCAGAACCAACCCGGTGCTGCAGCAACCAACCCGACACCAGCCGCAGGGGGCGCGGACGACACCCCAGCATGGGCAAAGGCATTGATCGAACAGAACAAGTCACTGAGCGACCGCCTCGCCAAGATGGAAACCGACCGCACAACCACCAGCCGCAAACAACAACTCAGCGCGATCACTGAGAAGCTGCCGGAAGCCATGCGCAAGGCTTACGACCGCATCCCGGTGGACAAGTACAGCGAGGAGGAATTCAACACACTCGTGACAGAGGTAACCACCGAAGTCGAGGGCGTGGTGAAAGACACCAACGCAAGAGGGGGCGTTTTCGGCAAACCATCCGCAGCAAACGCTGGCGGAAGTTCACAGAACGGAGGACAGCTAACCAAGGAGCAAGAAGAAGCAATCGCACACCGCGATGGCGCAGCCACCAAGGATGGCGCACAGCCGTTCTAATGTTAAACCACTAAAAAGATCCACTAATCATGGCAATGACAGTACAACGCAGACGCGACGAGAAGCTACCGCGCGTCTTCATGCACAAAATCGCAGATGTCCGTGGCGGCGTTTCGGTCTCAACCTCCGAACTTGGTGGCGACTTCCTTCGCGAGGGCGCAGTCTTAAGCAAACCCGACGAGAACGGCATCACCCACGTGGTCAAGGTCGCCGAGCTTGCAGCAGAGGCAGCAGCAGACGCAACCACCCTCACCATCAAAAAGGGACACAACCTCAAGGTGGGAGACATCGTGACCATTAAGCCCGGCTCAGCAGCCTACGACATCACCGCCATCGACGCGACAGCCAAAGCAACCGACACCATCACCCTCAGCAAAACACTGGGCGCGAAAATCGAGCTTGGCGGCTTCGTGGTAGAGGCAAAGGCAAGCGGCGCAGCTTCGGCATTGAAGTACGCTCCCTTCGCCGTTAACGGCACAGGAAAGCACTTCGAGCCTAAAGGCAACCTCGACACCGATGCATGGCTCATCGGCGTAACCAAGGGCAACAGCCTGCCGGACTTCATCGAGAGCGCAATCAAAGGAATCATCAACTACTAAAATTGACCAGCAATGCCAACAATAACCAACACCCTCATTCAAGGGCTTTCACAGCAAATGGTGCAGTCACGCCTCAACACAGCAGACGCGACTCCCTTCCTTTTTGGCAAGCACTTCCCCGTAAAAAAGGTGAACGGTTTCATTTGGAAGACCCTCCAGAACCAGCTTGGCAAGAAGAACGTAGCCGCTGACCTCCACACCGACAACGGCACGATCCTGCGCAAACGTCGCCCCATCTTCGAGAGCGCAAAGGGTGACATCCCCTTCATCTCGATCAGCCGCGAAATGAGCCGCAGCGAAATCAAGGACTACCAGACCGCACTCGCCTTTGCACAGGACGACGACGCAACCAAGCTCGTGCAGTTCTGGGGCGAAGACATCGACTTCTGCTTCAACGGCGTACAGAGCGAGCTGGAGTTCATCGCTTGGGCTTTAGCATCCAACGCAGGCAAGCTCGCATTCACCACCACGACCAACGCCACCTACGCTAACGAGTTCGACCTCGACTACGCCGTAGATGACGAGTTCAAACGCGCAACAGGTTCTGACTGGAGCAATGCTGCCACCGCAGACGTAATCGGCGACTTGGCAAAACTCATCAAGTTCGCCAAGGACAACAACCTCAACCCGAAGTACGCATTCGTGAACCTCGACGAGCTGTACAAGATTTGCTCAGCAGAGCAGATCATCAAGGCTTGCGCAAGCTACATCCAGAACGCCGTAGGCATGGCACAGACCCCCGACCTCGCAGCCGTTAACCAAATGCTGGCACGCCAAGCATGGCTCAACGGACTCCAGCTCGTGGTAATCGACCAGACCATCACGCGCGAGTTCGCCGATGGCAAGCAGACCAGCCGCAACCCCTTCGCAGACAGCCGCCTCATCCTTTCGGAAACCGACCGCCTCGGCACAACGCAGTACGACATCCTGCAAGAGAACAACAGCTGCATCATCCGCGCAGAACGCAGCCATACCATCGTCAAGAAGTACGGCACAGCAGAACCGCAGAGCGAAGTCACCATCGGACAAGCAGATGCAGTCCCCGTTTTCGACACAGCATACCGCAACATTTACGTCAAGACCGACGCAAAAGACTGGGAGTAAACCATTGAAGCGAAGCAGCTATGGCAACAACACTCGAAGCACTCAAAGGCATTAACGCCTACCCGATACCGCTGCGCACGATGTGCGAGGTGGCAGACAGGCGTGACTTATCGCTTACCGCAGAGACCACGCAGGAGACACTCCAAAGCGAGGGATACCGCCTCGCCAAGGCAGACCTCCTGCTTTGGCTTTCCCTTGCGCCGAACATCACCCAAGGAGGGCAATCGTTCTCCTTCACCGACGAGCAGCGCAAGCAGCTACGCAATGAGGCGAATGCCATATACGAAGAACTTGAGCCAGCAGCCACAGCAGCCAGCGTGAAGTACGGATACAAAGGCTCGCGATTATGATCATCGAGAACGGCACAATAGAATTCAAGACCAAGGGAGCAGCCGGAGAGATAGACCCGGAAACAGGCTATCCGAAGCAAGCAACCGAGCAAGGATGGAGCAACCCGATACCCTGTCAGTTCCTGCCCAACAGCCGCAACAACCTCGGACGCGTGAATGGCGAACACTTCACCACAGCCAGCTACACGGTGCTGGTGGAGGAACAGCCACTCCCGGAGAGCGAACAGCTGAGGCTTAGAGACAAGAACGGCACAGACCTCGGAGAGTTCTCCCTTATTGCGCCGCCAGAGCCGATGGATGCCGTCTGCGAGATTAAGCTATTGATTTAAGCGAAATTAAGCCCCGTGTCGCCTCGTTTTTGGAGAGGTGAAACAAGTACACCATTCGGGAGACGAAACGCGACAGAGGGCAAATTTGAACTAAATAACTTGGAGCAAGATGCCGATCAAGCAGAAGACACCATCAGCGGAGATTGACGCATACATCGAGGTAATGGTAAGCCGCATCAACAAAGCAGCCATCCGAACCCTCCAGTATTGCGGAGAGCGATGCCTAAACGCCGCCAGACAGACGAACTCATACAAAGACCGGACAGGCAACCTGCGCAGCTCGCTGGGCTACGTGGTGGTGCAGGACGGACGAATCATCAGCCAGAGTTCGTTTGAACAAGTCAAGAGCGGAGACCAAGGATCGAAAAGCGGCATCCAGTATGCCAAGGAGATCATCCGGGAGTTTCCGGAGGGAATAGCCCTAATCGTGGTAGCCGGGATGCATTACGCCGCCTACGTTTCCGCAAAGGGCTACGACGTTCTCGACAGCGCGGAGCTTCTCGCAGACCAAATCGTTCCACAGATGCTAAAACAACTTGGATTTAAATAGCAATGGCAAAGACAGGCAAGCAAATACAGGGCGACATTTACCGCCTACTCCGAGACAGCACGTTATACACGAAGCTGACTGGCGAGGTTTACCGAAACGGCTACCGCCCACGCGACAGCCGCAAGGAAGACGCAATAGTCACCTTCACGACCGGACTGGCAGACGAGATACAGACAGGCGTGGTGACCGTCAACATTTACGTGCCGGACATCGACCCATACCAGAACGGAACATGGGTCGAGGACGGGAAACGAACAGAGGAGATAGAACACCTCGCGCAAGCATGGGTGGAGAGCCTCAGCTGCGAGATTTCCTGCTACAAGTTCAAGTTGCAACAGACCATCTACACCGAGGAGGAAGCGGAGATAAACCAGCACTTCGTGGTGGTCAAGCTCAAGTACGAGTATTTCGGCGACGACTACGCTCCCATTAACACTCGACAGGAGGCGATGATTGATGCCAACGACGACAACGACAAGGGCTACGACCCATTGCTGGAGACCGAAGACGGAGACGAGATAATCATTCAGCCAGCCATCGAGAAGACAACCGAGTAATTAACAATTTAAACCCATACGATTATGTCAATTTTATCATGGGGTAAGTGCAAGATTGAACACGCCACCTCCACAGACGGCGCACCAGTCGAGCCATGGACGGAACTCGATACCCCGAAACAGGACACTACCAAGATCACGCCGACCGCCGGAACGGAGACAACCGCTCAAGAGGAGGGAGGTGACATCGTGGACGCACGCACCGCGAAGACAACCTACCAGTTCGAGTTTGACCTTTTCGTCAAGAAAGGCAAAGCTCGCCCGTTTGAGGACGAAGACGGCATCATCAGCGGTGAACACGCATTCCGCATCACCCCGGAAGACGACACCTGCGAGGGTAGCCAAATCGACCGATGCACCCTCCGCGTAGAGGAATCATACAGCACTGCCGATGGCAAGCTGCTCCACTACGTAGGACGCTGCTTGAAGCCCAAGACAGGCAAGACCGTCAAGCCCTACACCAAGGAGACCAAATAACACGTTACCGCCGGACTGGACACCCTGCAACCCCGGATGCGAGAGAGCGGAATGGAAGCTCGCCGACACAGGTCGGAGGCGTGGGTTCGAACCCCACTCGCATCCCTAATTTTTTAGATACCAACGACAATGGAAGAAAAAAAGACCATAGAACAAGAGGTCGCCAAGACGCTCCTTCAGACGGAGGAAACAATCACCATCGGCGACAAGCAATACACCTTCGCACCTCCGAGCGTAGCAACACTTGTGCTGGCTTCGGAGGTTGTTTCTCAATTGCCGCACGTAGCCCTCGACGAGAACCGCGTGCTGGAGGACAGCCTCGCCATTGCCAAGGATTGCCGCAAATTAGGCGATTTAGCGGCGATTTTGCTCATTGGAGCAAAACACATCAACGACGTAATCACTTACCCGGAAATCGAAGAAAAACGGCATTTGTGGGGCTTATTCAAGACGAAGCGCACCACCATGCGTACCACGACCAAACGAGAGAAGTACGCCAAGGAGCTGCTCGAAGACCTCACCCCCAGAGAGCTGCACTCGCTGACGGCACAAATCATCAACCGGATGCAGGTCGGCGATTTTTTTGGGCTTACCACTTTCCTAACAGAGATCAATCTGACACGCCCGACGAAAGTGGAAACCGAAGCGACAGCATCTGGGCAGTCATAGCCGGGACGGTCAAGGCATTCAACCTCCCCATCCAGTACGTTCTGTACGACATGAGCTACGCCAACCTCCTCCTTTACGGAGCGAGCCTCCCCAGCTACCACAACAAGAAGCAGCAGGGCAAGGACAAGGACGGCAAGCCACAGGAGGTGATCAAGGCGGACGACCCCCGGAACAGAGACAAGGTAAGACAATTTTTCGACTCAATAGAATAACAGGCAATGAACAACGACAACGGCAGATTAAATATCAGCGTAGGACTTGACAACAGCGAGCTACGAGGCAACGCTGCCGAGTCCAAGAACATCCTGCACAGCATAGGAAAGACAGCGCAGAAAGAGGGTGAAACCATGGACAACACCTTCAACAAGCTGGCGAAGACCATAGGCGGCGTTTTCGCATTGAGCCAAATACAAGCATTCGCCAAACAGGTGGTGAGCCTTCGAGGAGACATCCAGAGCCTTGAGATTTCATTCGAGACGCTCGCCGGAAAGACCAAGGGTG